AAGGTAATTCACATTCTATTTCAATAATTTCAATATTGTCAAGAACAAGGGCGGAAGACCCATATTCATCAAATGATGGAACTAAAATGTGATTTTTGTTTATTAGTGATTTGTAGCAACTTGTAAATGGATATTCAACAATTTCACCTACTTCTGTAAAAGGATTATTGTGAAAACTTGGTGAATCACCATAATATCCAATTACTGTACCTTTGATGTGTGGAATTTTCATGATTATATTAGGTTTTATAGTGATAAACAAGTAATTATTTTCGTATTGATATATAGCCTTGCCTCTTAGTCTAGTGATTTGGTAGAGTTTATGAATTTGTGTGTAAGTGTTTTGTTTGTTGTTGCAACAATGTTGCATAAACAAAATCCTCACAAAACCAACTAAAAACACACAATAACTCACTAATTATCATACTTTTATGACAATCTAATGAATTAAATCTTCCGTACAATTCTAAATAATAGTATAACCAAATTAGTTACACTAAAAAAGGACATTCTAACTCACCAACTACTAGTTCAAGTATGACTTTCATCAGCTATAACTCCTGCCCAAGTTTATTAATCAAACTATAAATAAATGTCCAGCCTAATTCAACAATCTACCATCACAAATCTATGGTATGAAAGGTTATCTATGACATTCTATTAAACAAACAAAAAGTAGAGCATTTACTCCAATGTAATACCACGCATGATAATACACCAGAGCAAACACTCTACATGTAATGAGAGTTACAATTCCACTCTCAAAGTTGTGTTGTATTGCATAATTGTTTTACAAGTTACCTGCTCCACTACCCACCATAGGTATAATGTTTTAGATGGTATTACTACCAAATGAATTTTACAGCAATCTTATAAAACCCGTTTGTGTTGATAACTCCTTAATAAAATCATTATGTTGGTTAGTCCATAAATCAATTACTAATAATTATCCGCAGCATTTGCCTTTTCAACGGTTTATTATGCAGGTATTTTATGTAAAACCTCTTATTGCTAAGAGTAAAACTGTCATTCCTAGATAGTATTGCTACCCTCTGGTGTATGACTATTGAGAAAACCAACTTTAAAGGCAATAATCCAATACATTAACTCATAGAGTATGCAAGAGAATTATATTTATCTTCCCAAGAAGACCTTTAGTATATTTTACACCTATATTATATAGGTGAACAATAATGATTAAAGAAACAAAACACCAACCTTTAACCAGTTGACCATATTCATTTAAGTTAGGTCTAAAGGTTAAAACTAATATCTTTGATAATTCATTCGCTGTAATAGACCATACTACTTAGTAGCGTAAATCCTCCTCTAGCTGTAATTAAATCAAAGATAGTAGCAGCAATGCTAGTTGGTGTTTTGTCTATAAGGAAATAACGACTAAAAGTCGTCATTATTCCTTGGTGGCAGTTTGAATGCTGTGCCTTCAGCATTCACAATAGCATTCTCACGCAACCATTTGACAGTTACAGTTGATTCTCTGCCATTGTGGTCTTGGAACTTAACCTTAGTTTTGTCGCTATTCACAGCGACAATAGTAAAGTTAAATTCAGGTGCAACAGCCTCCGCCGCTGCAAAAAGCTCATGAATATTCATGGTTTGAAAGTTGAAAGTTGAACGGGGGAATATTCCCCGCTTTAGTAAGGTAGGGGGTGTGTTTTGGGTAGGCTATAAATATAGAGAACTAAACACTTTTTTTCAAAAATTAAAAATAAAATTTTCCACCAATTCCTAAATAAAGCCACTTTATCATAAATATTTTCCACTAACCAATCATAATAAGAGAGTATTTTCCAGTAGTAAACCTATTATTCCCAACTTATACCTAAAAATACAGTTTTAAAAATCACATTATGTTGGTATTTTCATACAAAATCACCTATTTTTGCGCAATAATATCAACATTATCCAACTATATTGTGATTCTCATGTCGCAAATTTAGCCAATATTTATGACAATTTTGCAATTCGCGAATCAAGAATTAATAACAAGGATTTTACTGTCAGAAATGAAGTTTTTTGAAAAAAATAACCCCTTTTAAAAAAAGTTTCGTAAGGTTAGTGTAGATACACAAAATCTTTGAGGTATTTCCAAAATGTCAAAAAAAAAGTTTTTTTATTTTGTATATTTGCAGAATCAAGTTTAAGTCACTAAAAGATATTTAGTGCCAAAGTATAGAAATCAGCATCTAATGTTAAGTTTATGTTAAATATTTCATCATACAAATGTTATACCCGCTGACTTGATAGTTTATGTATTATCTTTACATCATAATAATTGCGCGGTGGTAGAAAGGGTATCTCGCTGGCCTCATAAGCCAGAGTTTAGGGTTCAAATCCCTACTGCGCAACAATAGATAAAAGGTTCCTAAAGCATTAAAGGACTAACGATGGTAAATAAATCAAGCCTCGCCTTTTATCTTACTTTAATTTTAAATTCAACCCGCCATATTGCATCCTTGAAAGGTCATTAGGATATGGCTCTTGACAGCAGTAGTTTTCCGAATCTGCAATAATGATTGAACATAGGGAAATGAGGGCTGAGAGGTTTGAAAATAGAGGGAATTTCTGGGTGAACAAATGCGCCACAAGGGTAAACGGCTTTTGAAATTGTTCATGTAGGTGTAGCACAGCAATGTGTGACGTACGGCAGAAAGGAAATCTTCAAACCAATTTACATAAGTTCCGTAGCAAAGCTACGCGGACAAGGGGATTTTCATCTTTAATCTGAAATAAATACATTACATGGTTGATAAGAAAGAATACACTAAGCTAAGAATTATCCTTGTAGTTATGGTCTTATGTTTGTTACTTCAACTATTATAGTTGTATAGTTAGTCTAATGGTAAGTTGCTAATCTTGTAAAATAAAATGAATGAAACTGTACTTTAATGAAAATAAAGTAAATCCTATCGAAACTGTTGAGAATGTTTCAATGTTTACTCTGATGAAAAGAGTGGTTCAGATGTTGAATATACAATCTGATTTATTGGCAAATAGTGATATATCTGTATTGGCATTTGTCATGTGTAGGGATAAGTATGAAATGGTATTTCAAGGAGAAGGAAGATTGGTTATGCAAGAAGTAACTGGACTGCCCAATAATACAATCACCAAAGCTAAGACTAGGTTGATTGAGAAAGGTTTTCTTATGAATGATGAAGATATTGATAGCTTGAAAGGAAATGGGGTTCTTACGCCCAAATGGAGAAATTTTGCAGAATTGATTAAACAAAATAAGACTTTTGAATTGAGTTTCAAATTTGAACTAGAATGAACACTGTATCAGAACAAATTGATTATCTGTTGAGGTTATATACTGAAAGGCACAGAGGTACACCAAGGAAAGTTGTACTTAATGTGGATGATTATACCACACTTGCACAAGAAATGAGGATAGATTTATTGTATGAAGATTTGGAGAATTATGGAAATCTTGTTGTTGAGGTTGATGAAAACCTTGATGATGATGAATCACCAAAATTGACTAGATGAAACAATTTGCAAAAGAAGTTGCAGAAGAGTTAAAAGTTAATCCTGAAACTGTAAACAAGGTTATATATCATTTTTGGAATGGGGTAAGACATTATATATCAAATCCTTTTGAATGTAAAGCTGGTGTACTTCTGAGCGATTTTATGTATTTGAAGTTGAACTATCGTAGGTTAAAATGGATTGAGAATCAACTATTACAAGTGGATTATCAAATGACACCTAAACAAGAGGCTTGGGAAGCTATGGTCAAAGATTTGATTGACCATTATGAATATTGGCAAAAGGGTAATGGTAAAGGTATGAGTAGAGAAAAGAAAATAAAGAAAATAAAAGTCAAAATAAACAATGAACAACAAATTTAGCTTTGGAAAAGAAGCACAAGAGAAATTGCTTTCTGGGATAAAGAAAGTAGGTCAAGCTGTGGGAAGCACACTTGGAGCAAAAGGAAGGTTTGTGATTATTCAAGACCCTCATGGCGGTTCACCTATTGTAACTAAAGATGGTGTAACTGTCGCAAGACATATTGCATTTGAAGATGTGATTGAAAATATTGGTGCAATGATGATTAAAGAAGCGTCAATCAACACTTTACAATCTGTGGGTGACGGAACTTCAACCTCAGCCATACTAGCAGTTAGTATGATTGAACAAGGATTTGAGCAAATAAAGAATGGAATGAATCCTGTTGATGTAAAGAATGGTATATCCGCAACTGTTGATAAGGTAATTGAAAATCTTAAACTATCTGCTATTCCAGTTAAGACCCCTGAACAGATTTACAATGTGGCTTTTATTTCGGCCAATAATGACAAAGAAATTGCAACTCTTATTGCTGATAGTATCAAGATTGCACCTAAAGGTAATATTATTGTAGAAGAATCTGGAACATCTGATTCTTATGTGGTTGAGGAAATTGGTTGTAAATATAATCAAGGGTTGACCAATAGGGCTTTTATCAACAATAAGATTCTCAATAAGACAATCTATGAAGATTGTGCTATTATTATGGTAGATGGTAAACTTGACAATATTAATAAGATTGCTGAAAGATTGGAAGAACTAGGTAAAACAAATCAACCTGTTGTAATTATTGCGGAGGATTTTGACAACTATGTAATGAAAATCTTGGTAACTAATAGGGAAGCTAGAGGTGCTAGACTTGCTGCAATTAAACTTCCCGGATTTGGTGATTTTAAAGAGGATTATAAATTGGACATTGAAAGTATTTGTAACTATAATCATGAAGATGGTTTGGGATGGGTAAAGAAGATTATTGTTTCTGATGAATCTACTACATTTGTACCTTATGAAGCAAGTATGCAATCAATCAGTAATAGGTTGAATCTACTTGGTAATCAGAACAAAAATGCTGATAATCTGTTTATCAAACAAACACTTGATGATAGAATCAATGCTCTTATTGGTCAAACTGCTATTATCTATATTGGTGGTAATTCTGAAACAGAAGTAAAAGAAAAACAAGATAGGGTAGATGATTCATTGAAAGCTGTAAAAGCTGCTATTGAAGAAGGTGTTGTAGCTGGTGGTGGAATTGCATTAATGAAAGAATCATTGAATGTGCTTCTTAATAATCCTACTGCAAACAAGATTGTAATAAATGCACTATCTGTACCTTATGCTACACTTCTAGAAAATGCTGGTAAAAAACCAAGTGACTTTGCGCCAGACTTTTCTAATAATATGGGTGTAAATATCCTTACTGGTAAAGTAGTAAATATGTTTGAAGCTGGAATTATTGACCCACTTAAAGTAACAAGAATTGCACTTGAAAAAGCAAAATCAATAACTGAATTAATCCTAACAACTAATTGCATTATCCATGAATAATCCTAACGTAAATAAAATTGCAAAATCTCTTCAAAATCCTAATATTGGAAATACTAAAGCATTCTCTTTTAATGAAGTACAAGAAGTAGCTGATGTGACAGAAGAATTTGATTATGATAAATTGAAGAAAGAAGCTGAACTCCGTAAAGAGTATAATGCTAATTTGACTAATCTTGACCCAAGATATACTTCACTTGAACCTAATACTTCCAAAGTTATTGTGCGTGTATATGTTGAAGAGATTCCTGAAAGTGGTTTGATTACTTCTGTTAATAGTTCAGTTGCTGCACCTACAAAATCTGGCGTAGGAACGCGAGATATTGAGAATAAGTATACTTCCTTCACTCGTAAGGCAATCGTGGTTTCTAGCTCAAATACAAGCTATGTAGAGGGTAGTTTAGTTCAACTAGCTGAACAATCTGTGACACCTAGAGGTATTACGGTTGGTGGAGAGCATTATTTGATGCTTGAATTTGGATTTACTCATTATGAATATACAGATAAAATTCCACCTACGGAAGTAACTGATAAAGATTTTGGTTATTTCCTTGTTCCTGTACATCTAATTGATTGTAAAATTGGATAATAATACACCAAACCAAGTAGGGGAGAATCAAACCTCCCCTACTATTTTAAATTATCATCTTAATTCTTTACCCGGATTAAATAATGAACCATTTAATATTGAAGTAAAGAAAGAATGGTTTTGGGATATATGGGAAGATACTGTAAATAACTTTGAATCTGAACCTGAATGAAAAACAGACCTTTTGATACTGGTAAAGTAGCTATATATGTACGTCATATAGTTCTTTCTTGGGAATTTGACAGCTATTTAAAAAGGTCATACAATGAAGATTTCTTATCTAAAGTAAAACTTATTGAAGTTAATCCACCATTTCCAGAACTGTTTGAACCTTTACTTTGAAAACTTACACAATTAACAATAAAGCAGAATTTACAGCGGCAATAAATATATTTGACAGATTGTCACCAGAAGATAAACAGAAGATTCTAAAAGGTGAGGTTGTAAAAATAGAAATGAGTGATAAGAATAAAGAAGATTACTTTACCCTAATTGACTGTTTTGAATGAAAAATATAACCATTGGAATACTTACTATTATATCTATTGTCTTATTCCTCACAAGAGGATGTGGTACAACTAAGGTATTACCTAAAGAAACAATTATTAAGACAGACACAGTAAGATTTACTAAGTCTGATACTATTGTGAGATATAATCAAACCATTGTTGAATTGGAAAAGATGACTTATATTATTGATAGTTTTGACCATTATGATACATTTTACAAAGATACCCTTTCAACTTATGTATCTAATTACAACAATGATACTTTGTCAATTACTGATTCTATCACAGTTGATGGTACTTTGATTGACCATAAACAATCTTATACACTTACAATTCCTGAAAGGTTTATCACAAAGACCAATACTGTTATTGTGACAAATGATATTAAATCATATCATAGAGGTTTTGTAGGTGGATTATATGTGTCTTATCCTTTTAATGTAGGTGGGGCAATTGGTTACACAACCAAGAAAGGAATGACAATCCTTGTTCAAAAAGATTTTACAACTAAAACTGGTACAAGTCTATGTTTTCTAAGATACATAAAATAAAAAATTGTCTGTTTGATTTTAGAAATTGTGCGCAAGGTAATCTAAGGTATTGGTTTAGAAGGTTCTTATCTAAAGAATTGAAAGATAAAGTTGCACAAAGAATCAAACAAGTAGAAGAAAGTTCTCCATTATGTATTACACAAAGAGAATGTATTAATTGTGGTTGTCCTACACCACAAAAGTTTTACGCAAATAAAAGATGTGACAATTGGTGCTATGATAAATTATAGTCTTGGTGAGGTAAAACAAAAAACAAAAGTATCTGATAGTATTCCAAACCCTGTTAATAAAGAGATTCGTGATGTAAAAGCTAGTTGTAGTTGTACCAATGTAAATCATTTGAACAATAGGATTAACTTTACTTACGAAGCACCAGAGATTCAACAAAAGACTATGGAACACTCTGTATGGAAAGGATATTTGGATATACATAAGTTGATTACTATAACTTATAAAGATTTGACAACAGAAGCAATACAAATACACGCAAAAATTGTACCATAATGCAATTGACTAAAAACTTTAAACTACAAGAGTTTGTACCAAAAGCTACCTATGAGAAATATGGCGCAAATGCTAAATGGTATATTACACAAACAATAGTTGATATTGCACAGGAAATGGCTGATATTCTTGAAGAACTTTATCCCAATTCCTATATTACAATCAACAATTGGCATTCTGGTGGCCCTAGACAATACTCTGGATATAGACCACCTGATGCTGATTCAAGAAATAAGAAGTTGAATTTCAAAGGAGCATTTGAATCACAACATAAGTTTGGTAGGGCTATTGATATTCAATGCTTTAAGAAAGGTGGTATTCAAATACCAAGTAAAGAAGTGAATAAGATTATATTTGATAATGAGAAAAGGTTGATGGCTAAAGGTCTTACAACAGTAGAAAATTTCGAGTTTACGAATGGATGGGTTCATGCGGACTGTCGTTGGACTGGTTTACCAAATATTCTAGTAGTTAATCCATGAACAACGAACTTGTAAGAATAGATACATCATTTAGTCCAGATGATAATTTCTGGCAAAAGAATCCAACACTTACTATTATTTCACCTTTTGCTCAATTGTATCAAAGAGATACATCGGAAGAAAAAGAAATTTCATCTAAAGAAGCATGGGCTATATTTCTTTATGCTGATGCCACACAAAAAAATAAGTTATATAGATTGACAGCAGATGAAAGGAAAGTAGAGATTAAAGATTATTATTGTCCACATATTGATTGGGATGATGAATTGATTGTAAAAACAATAGAAGCATATCCTGAATTATGTATGTCAATTGCTGGTAGGGCATTTAAAGGTTGGGAAGATAAACTAATGGAAAGGGATGCTTTTATTAGGAATATGAGATATGATGAAAGTACTTATGAAATATTGGATAAGATGATGGCAAATACTAAGAAAGTTTGGGATATGTATAAACAGGTATATGACCAAATGATGAGTGAAGAACAACAAATTATGGGCAAAGGACAAAGGAAATTGTCCAAAGCTGAAAAAGGAGAAATTTAAAACAATAAAAACAAATAAAATGAAAAAATTCTTAGGTGTAAAATTGATTACTGCTGAACCACAAGTAAAAGATAATGTTGATGGTTATAAAGTTGTTTATGAAGATAATTATGTTTCTTGGTCACCAAAAGATGTATTTGAAAAAGCCTATCGTCAAATAGAAAATCTTAATTTTGGGCTTGCTGTTGAAGCTGCTAAAACAGGTAAAAAAGTAGCAAGAAAGGGTTGGAATGGAAATAATATGTATGCTTATATTGTTCCTGCTGCAAGTTATCCTGCACAAACAGAAGTAGCTAAAAAAGAGTTTGGTGATATGGTTCCTTATAGAGCATATTGGGCTTTGAAAACAGCACAAAATGATGTTGCAACTTGGGCACCTTCTGGAAGTGATTCTTTAGCAGAAGACTGGATGATTGTAGAAAACTAATTTTAATGCAAGAATACTCTGTAACTGAACAAGAGAAAGCAAGATGGGTGAGGATTGAGAATATAAATACTTGGAAAGTAAAAATTCCCAATCTTCATCCAGATACTATTGCCCATACAAAGTTATGGAGAGAATACTCTAAACTTTGTATAGAAGGATTATGGGGAAATGATTTTGGTTATTATAGGTTTATGCCACCTAAGTTATTTTTCTATGTAAATTTCTATACTATTATCCATGAAGAAGGTGCTAAACAACGTAAGAAGATTAGACCTTATTGTAGGGATTTGGAATGGGAATATGCTTATATGTTTCTTGTGGCTAAAGGGTTTAGTGGGTTCAAAGATGATGATGAATATTCTTGCCATGAGGATATATTGAAATATCATAAAGGAGAAATGAAGAAAGAACTGTTACATTTGTCTTGTATAAGGTTAAATGGAAATGTAAAGAAATATGAAGACCCTTTGAAGTATTGTAAGAGATTACATGATAGTCCAAAAGGAATACCATTGTATGAGAATGATGCTAAAAACATAATGTTGTTCGGGGCAAGAGCCTCTGGAAAGTCGTATTTCATATCTGGAGCAGCATTACATGAAATTATATTCTGTGGTCACTCTGAATACAATGAAGATTTTTCCAAACGTAGAAACAAGATTGGTATTTGTGTAGGTGCTGGTAGGTCTGATAAATCATCAAACTTTATAGCATATATGACAAGTGCAATGAATGAATTTGCCATTAGCAATGATATTGGTGTTTGGGGAGATATTAGTAAAGATGATTATGAACCTTGTCCATTTTATAGGGAAATGGTTGGTGAAGTTAGAAGTGGTAGTACATCACCTTGGAGGCATGAATATAAAGTACGAAAAGATGGTAGGGAAACAACTATGGGAAGTGGTAGTTTTTTAAGACATGTAAACTACAAAGATGACCCAGAAGCTGCTGCATCTGGACGTTATAACTATAATATTATTGAAGAAATTGGTTTGGTTGAAGATGCTCCTAAGATATGGGAATCCAATGAGTTTACCACTAAAGTAGGTACAAAGTTTGGTAGTAATGTTGGACTTGGTACTTCTGGTGACATTGAAAAAGTAGAAGGTGCAAAAGAGATTTTCTTAAAACCCAATACTTATAACCTTGTTTCTTATGAAGATTTATGGGAACATAATGGTCAAAATGGTATGACAGGATTCTTTATTCCAGCTTATATGACAGACCAAAGGTTTAAAGATGCTAATGGTAATACTGATTTGGAAAGGGCTAAGAAGTTCTATTTTGAGGATTTGGAAAAACATAAAGATAATCCTGTAAGTTATAGGGCTAAGTGTTTACATGCACCTCTATTAGTTTCTCACATGTGGGTATCTGCAAATGGTAATCTATTGCCTGTTGAAGAAGCAAAGAATAGGGAAAAACAATTGTTGGTGAAGAATGTATATAAAGACTTGATGAAACCTTGTAAGTTGGTATTTAATACTACTAGCAGAACTGGTGTTGAAATTCAATATGATACTACGCTCTTACCAATTACAAATCCTTATACAACTGGTGCTGATGAAGATAGGGAAGGTTGTATTGTGATTTACAAAGAACCTGAAACTATTGACAATAGAAGTTATTCAGACCAATATTTTTATGTACATGACTGCTATGCTAGAAGTAAAAATGGTTTGTCATTAGGTGTTACTTATGTGTTGACCAATCCAAAGTATTCTATGTATGGTTTTGGAAATGAGATAGTTGCTAGTTATATTGGAAGACCAAGAAAAGGTTTGGATGAATATAATACAAATATGGAGAAATTAGTGCAATTATATGGTAATTGTCCTAGGATGCTTTGGTATGAGGCTAACAGGGGAAGTGATGTGAGAAGTCATTTTCATAATAAAAATAAAGCATTTGTGTTGGCTTTTGAACCACATTATGCAAAAGGCAGGAGTGCCTATGAACAGAAAGATGCTATGTATGGTTTTACTGTTGGTAATAAATCTGCAAAAGTTGAGTTGATAAACTGGTTCAATGATTGGTTGTTGGAAACTATGACAATCAATGGACAAACAGTTATGAACATTGACAGGATTCCATGTATGTATCTTATAAGGCAAATAATTATGTTCAACATAGATGAAGATGAAAACTTTGATGGTGTATCTGCTATGTTGGGCTTTCCTCTCGCATTGAAAGAATTTGAAAAGACTTTGATTGTTGAGAGCCAAAAGAAAAAAGGTAATCCACTTAATTTCTTTGCGAACAACCCAAAACTTATAAAATCTTTAAATTGATATGACGGACAAATCTTTCATGCAAAACACAGAACCAACTTCACTTGTATCGCTTAAAGTTTCTGAAACTGAAAAGTATGCAAATGATGGGGATTGGTTCAAGAAGTATTTTAGGTATATCATACCAACACTCACTTTTATTATACTTGATTATGAAAAGTTGAAATTGGCTTATGATTTGGTGAACAACAATATAGATGGTTTTAAAGCTGAAATGCAGAAATTCTGTAACCCAATGGGTGAATTGGATGCTTTTAACTTTGATGAGGAAATATTGCCTTACAATCTTATTCACAATAAGGTAAATATCTTTCGTGATGGGGTTTTAAAAAGGAAAGGTAGGCATTCTGTAACTCTTTTGTCAGATGAAGAAAATAGAAAGAAGAACGAAGAATTGAAGAAATTCATTCAACAAAAAGTTCAAATGGCTATTGACAATTCTGCTGAAATTGCAAAAGCTAAAACAGAAATGCCACCAGAGGAATTTGAGAAGTATAAACAACAACTGATTCAAAGTGAACTTCCACCTGATTATAACATCAAGTCATTTAAGACTGAATGGGAATTGTTCTATGAAAGGGTGTTGGAATATGCTTATTATAAAGAATCTGTAAAAGACAAGAAGATTGAAACAATGGATGATGTTGTCATAGCTGACAGATGTATTGTCTATTGTGGATGGAGAGGTGGAAAACCTGTTATTGAAGTGGTTAATCCTCTGTTTTGTGGTTTTCATAAATCACCAAATGAGAAGTGGTTGCAAAAAGGTGATTATGTTTATGTTACAAGTACAGTTACAGGTGTTGATATTCTTACAGATTATGGTGATAAACTGAACAATGATGAATTGATGAGAATTGGTTTATATGGTTCAGGGCCTACTGCTATGGATGCAAGATTTGATGTACTTGGTGGTAAAGCAACTACTGTAAGGAATGACTTGGATGAACAATTATATAGGGAAGCATTTCCCGGTTCATGGACTGCAAGTAAATATGTAGGTGCGCACCAAACTAATTCTGGTAGTATCAGGGATAAATATAAGAATCTGGTATGGAAAACACACTTGCAATTTAAAGCATTCCGTAAGGTTTATTTCTTGAATTATATGGATGAATATAATGAACCTATTACAACTGTTCTTAGTGAGGATTTTGATATTCCAAAAGTGGCTACCAAATTCAAAACTATGAAACACGGTTATGAAATAAATGCTTGGGAATGGATGGATATGGGTGTAAGTTATACATTGGAAGAATTGTGGGTTCCTTGGAAATATGAATGCACAAGAATTGCAGGTGATGTATTTGTTGATTGGAAAGAAAGTGAAAATCAAATTGTAAATACGGAAGACCCTTATGGTAATTTTGAATTGGATTATAAAGGAATGGTTTTCAGTAATAGAAATGCCAATTCTATTAGTTTGGTTCAAAGGGCTATTCCTTGGCAGTTTCAGGCTTTCTTTATTAATCATTTGATTAATAAAGAATTGAGCAAATATATGGGCTTTATTCAAGATGTTGATACAGACCAAATTCCTGATACATTGGGTCAAGATGCACAAGGAGAAACAATTAGGGATAAAGTTGCTGCTTGGATGGTTATTAGAAAGAAAGAAGGTATTAACCTTTATTCTGGAACACAAACAAGTTTAGGTGCTTTGCCACCTCCTACCAGAAGTCCGGGAAGTAGTGGTTATGCTTTAGGTTCTGCACAACAGATTCTTTATTTGAAACAGTTATTAGATTATGTAAACAATGAGATTGGACTTGCTATGGGGATTAGTCCTCAAAGGGAAGCACAAGCCAATAATCAAATGACTGCAACAGATAATGAAAGGAATATGAATCAATCTTATGCAATCACGGAATATTTCTTTGACCAACATGAGGAAGTTTGGACACATGTGTTCAATCAATACTTGAAGAATTTCCGTTCTTTCTATGCTTCCAAGTTGTCGGAGATTGACAGGAATGAATCTTATTTGTCTTACATATTTCCTGATGGTACAAGTGATTTGATTAAAGTTACACCTGAAATGTTGGAACATGAGGATATTGGTATATTTGTAAAAACTGGTAATAGTGACCAACAATATAGGGAAATTATGTTGTCCAATGTATTTAGCATTGCTCAAAATGGTGGTGAAGGTGCTGTAACAGTTTCTAAGTTGGTAAAAATGATTACTGAAAATCAATCACCAGAAGAGATTCAAAAAGAACTTCAACTGTTGGAAGAGAAACAAGCTAAACGTATGGAACAAATGGAAGCTGCTAAATTGGAAACTCAAACCAAAGTTGTACAAATGCAAATTGAAGCTAGGGAAGATGAACAAGCACATGATTTGACAATTGAACAAATGAAGATTGACAAGGATATTTATCTTGCACAATTGGAACTGTTTAGGAATCAAGCATCTGCTGACATTGATACAACCAAGATTGATGAGTTTATTGAATCTGAAAATGAAAGGATGCACAAGCAAAACCTTGAAGTTGCAAAGATTCAAGCAAATCAATATAATGATGATAAGCGTATGGCACATGAAGAAAAGATGAAGAATAAGGATATGGCCATAAAGGAAAAAGAGATAGAAAGTAAGAAAGAAATAGCACGAATTTCAGCTAAAAATAGAAGCAAAACTTAATTCTGAAAAGGGCAAATAAAAAAATGTTTCGTAGGTTTAAAAAAGATACACAAAACTTTTGCCCTTTTTTAAAAAAGTCAAAAAATAATTTTTAAAATGTTGTATATTTACAGCGTAATTAAAATTCAAACAAATGAATACAAACGACATTCAGGTTGATAACCTGTTGGGAGCATTTCCAGAGATTGAACTCTCTGCTGATTTATTGGAGAATATTAATACCAATAATGACAATGAAGGTAATCAAGAAGATGATGATGAGTTCATCCCTATTATAGATGAAGATACTCATGAAAATCAAGATGGTCAAGAAGATACCATAGAATATGAAGATGGTGAAAGTGAAGCTATTGCCATGTTTCAAGTTATGAAAGAAAAAGGTATTGTATCTGATGATGCTGAATTTAATGGTACATGGGAAGGTATTGATGATTTGATTAATACTTATTTGCCACAAAAAGCAGCAGAAGCTATTATTGAACAAGCACCTGTTAAATATAGGACTTTGCTTGCAGCTGTATATAATGAAGGTGTAGAACCTACTATGGAAGAACTAAAGAGTATTTTGCTTGCTGCGGAAGCTGATTTTACTGAAACTACTTTTACTATTAAGACAGACGATGATGCAAGGGAATATCTTGAAAAAGTATATGAAGAAAAAGGTATGAGAAAAAGTGCTATTAAAGCACAGCTTGATGATATTGAAGATGAAGATAAATTGTTGGAAGAAGCTAAGAAAGAATATGCTACTAAAGAAGCTGCTAGGGAAAAACAACTTGAAAAAGTTCGTGAATCACAAGTTGCAAAGCGTAAAGAAGATGATGCTAAACAAGCACAATTTATTGAGAGTGTAAAACAAGAATTGATTCAAGCTACATGGAAACCTGAAAGGAAGCAAACTGTTGTAAAGGTTATGAACAATCTCCCAAGTATATTTGATAAAGTTAAAAACTCACCTAAAGGTATTGTACAGCTTGCTGATTTTGCAAGTTATTATAATGAAAAGACAGGAACCTTTGATATGGATGCCTATAAGAAACAAGCACTTAGCCCCAATCTTCGAAAAGAAGGTAAATCTATGGTTCAATCTGCTATCAATAATATTAGCAAGAATACTGGAAGGGTAAAAGGTGCAGATGATTTGGGTAATTTAGTACCAATATTTGAATAGATAATTAATTTTTAACAAAATGACAAGACAAACAGCACTTACTGTTGAGGAAAGAAAGTCGTGGGGTGGTTCTACTTGGAACTTCTTGAACCACGCAGCTATGTTTAAAACATACCAACCTTATAATTTTGGTGTAAAGACGGCACAACTATTTTCATCTAAGCCCGGTTCTTATATTATCAATAAGAAATTTACCTACATGACAATTGCACAAGGTAATGTATATATGTTGCCCGGTGGTGTAGATGATTATCAATGGTCTTTGGTTGCCAATAGTTATGTACAAGCTACTATTACTGAATTGCTTGTAGATGCTTCAAGTCATCCCGGTAAAGGTGGTGTTACATTTAAAGTAGCAATTGACCAAGACTGGTACCATGAACCAACGTTGTTCAAAACAGAAGGTAGCAATATTCCTTTGATGAAAGTTATTGGTCATCCTATTCAACGCTCTGCTAATTCATTTGAATATGAGATTGAAGTACAAGGTGGCCCTGATGCTTATGTTCCTGTTGAATATTTGCAGCCCGGTAGATTCTTGATTGATATTGCAACTTCGGTAGCTGATGAAGGTAATACTAAATATGCTGGCGACCAATATAGCCAAATGTTTAAGTTGCAATCTTGGGTAGGTAATGTGGCTCGTAAAGTTGTTATTTCTGACAAATTTATCCGTGCTGAAATTGCTGCTCGTAAAGGTGGAACTGCTGTAAAAGGTATGGGTAATTATAACGCCGAGAATTGTGGTGTTGGTGTAGGTTATGTTTATGCACAGAATTTTGGTTCTGGTGTAACTGGTGAAAAGATTAGCCGTGGAGTGTTTATTACCAAAGCAGAAGCACGTTTGCTTGAACTTGTTGAAAGGGATAGGGAAATGCTTATGGAGTTTGGTCAAACTCAACATACTAATGACCATGATACGGAGAGTTCTATTAAGGTAGCTCCGGGTTGGAGGCAAATTGTCAAGGATGGACACTATATGCAACATAATGGTAGTCTTACTTTGTCCGATATTTTCCAATATCTTATGACTATTTTCCTTGGTAGAAGTGACTTTAATGACCGTTATATTCGTATTGCAACTGGTGAAGCTGGTGCTGTTTTGTTTGATACTTTGGTGAAAGCCCAAGCATCTAGCATTTTGACACTTGACACTTTGTTCATCAATAAAGAGCAATCTGTTTATAACAGTAATTCTCTTGCTTTTGGTGCGCAGTTTACCAAATGGCGTGCGCCTAATGGTGTTGTGGTAGAATTGGTTTATGACCCTGTGAAGGATAATAAGCAATTGTTCCCTGAACTTGCACCCGGTACTTCCAATTATACTTTGGAATCTTTTGCTTTTGATATTTTTGACTTTGGTATGACTGACCAAAAAGCCTCTGGTGCTAGCCGTGATGAGAATATCACTATGGTTATGCAAGATGGTGTAGAATCTTACTTCACTATTTCCAATGTCTATGACTTTGAAACTGGTGCTGAAAAGTCTGGTGGTCAAGTTTATAACTTCAACAAAGATGCTTCTATCTATCGTGAAATGTCTGGTAGCCTTTGTGTTTGGGATGTTTCTCGTATTGGTCGTATTGAATATACACCTGCTACTTCTCTTTAATTTAACTGAATAATCATAGAAGGGGGAATTGATTTTCCCCCTTTTTTTAAATCTTGCAAAATGAAAATTGCTCAAAAAAGAATCTACGTCAATCACTGTGAGAGAACTCCAGACCGTGACCCCCAAGGAAGAAACAAACAAACCATGACTTATGTTGATGGTAATGGAATGCAAAGAACTAGGGCTAGAGGTATGAAAAGAGATATTGGTATTGGAGAATTTACTCCTTTTAAATTTCCTCTTGGAAATACTGGTATGTGGGTGACAGGACTTGAAAAGTCCATTGAGAATCCCTATTTTATGGGAACTGATAAAGATGGTGCAAAAAGAATGTTGGAATACATTGGTGACAAAGTAAACTGGGATAAAGCTGCTCTTAAACAGATTATTGAATATCCCACTATTACACGTCAAACTTATTTGGAAGTAAAATATGACCAACCTAAAAATCATCTTTCTCCTGTTCAAAAAGGTATATTGATTTTTAATATGCCCGGTAGAACAATTGAAGAAATTAAAGGTCATGTTCCAACGGAGATTGAAAGGTTTACTCTTAATCTTTATCCAAACAAGACAAATGTATTTACAGATGAAAGTCTTAGAGGTGAACTTGCGATTTTACTTTGTGAGAATCATCCTTCAATAGCAAATACAAGCAGGGATATTGGCCCAAACTCTGTATATTATATTTCTGTTACAAATGAAGCTGAAATTGAAAAAGAAAGGCTTGAAGATAGGGAGAATCTTGCAATTGCAAAACTTGTTTCTCTTTATGATTTGCCAGAAATGACTATGTACAAAGTTGCCACTCTCTGTACTGATACCAAAAATAGAAGTATTATCAGGGGAGATATGAACAAAGCTGCTGTTAAAATTGCACTTAATGATTATATCAAGAATACTGGTAAATTCCAAAAAGAAGCAATTGAGCGGTTTATGAAATATTGTGAGCAATTGAACACAAAAGAAGGCTTGCAAAAACTCAATGTACAATATGCTGTACAACAAGCATTGAACAACAATACTATTGCTCTTCGTGATGGTTATTATTACTGGTGGTCTATGGCTCCTAATAAGGCTGATAAACCTTCCATGTATAAGATTACCAATAGCTTTGATGCAATGGTCAATATTTTCTTGCAAGAGTATATTACCCATGACCCCAATTTACCCGTGGAAAACTGGTATGGTGAACTGGAAAAGGAGTTGACTATACGCGGTATAAAATTTTAATCTATGAATATCAATGAGATACATTATAGAATAAAGATGCGGGGGAATAAATTGGATTCAAATTATATGAAAAACATTCCCCCTGCGCAATTAGATGTCTTGATAAATGACACTACAAGCGATTATATAGAAATGTTTTATACTGGAAACAATATACAAGGCTATGATGTTGGATTTGAAGTTGGTGAACAAAGGATTGATATGCTTAGTTCTTTGGTTGTTAAAAACCCAGACCAAGGCATACTTACACCAAGTAACTATGATTCAACACTCAAAGTCTATGAATTTAAGTTTTCAGGTTTAAAATATCCATATAGACATTTTGTAAGGGCTTATATATTTTCTGATTGTGGCACTATTAGTATAGTTCCAACAAATCTTACACAACATGATGATTTAAGTAGTGTTCTAACGGACAAAACAAGAAAACCTTCTAAGTTGTGGAAAAGAATTGTTGCTACAATTGGTAAAGATAGTCTTAGTTCTACTATTCAAGATTCTAGTCTATATGTTTATACTGGTGGAGAATTTACCATTACTGGTATTTATATAGAATATGTCAAACAACCAGAAGTAGTTTATTTTGGGGGCTATAATTCGTTGGATGGTTTATATACTACTGGCGACCCACAAGTTGATTCGGATATTCCAGTCACTTATCATAGCTTATTGTGCGATATGTGCGTACAAAACTTGTTTAGAAATTTACTTTCACCGGGAGCAGTAGGACTGTTCCAAAAACCTAATTTGACAAATGGCACGTAAAAACTCTGGTAAACGTCCTGTTGAAACTTTTATTGTAGCTGGTGATACGCAAACTGCGTTCCCCACAGGTGCTTTATTTAACACCACAAATGCAGCTAACTTGACTGATGGTTATATTAGCGCAATCTCCGTTGACCCTTATTCTCTATTGAGGACTAACGGTAATCACTTGCAGAACAACGATACTTACCCTGCTGTTCGTAAAATTCAAGTGGTTCAAGGTACACCTGCTAGTGCTAATATTACACAGGTAAGTGCTTTTAATTATGGCAACCCTGCGGTGGTTAAATCTGATACTATTGAGGGTGATAAAATCCGTGCAGTAGCAGCTAAACTTCCTAATTATGGTAAGCGTAATGCTCTGTTGGTAAGTTCTATCGCTGCTGTTGAAGATGAAACGCTCTATTCCCTTAGCTTGGTGCTTCGTGGTTCACGCAAGCAACGTGACTTTGGTCAAATGTTGGATGACAGACAATATGCTGATTTTACTACGCCCAATTATACCACTCTTGGTTATTCTGCTGCTCAATCTAAATCTCACATGTTGCACAATCTGTTGACCAACCTTGCATTCTATTCCCGTGAATATTCGGATATGAATACTGGTTATCGTGGAAACAAAGAATTTATTGTCTTTGGTGTGAACCTAGCAGGTGGTGGTGGTATTACTGGTCAAGCTGTTGGTACTATTGCAAATGGAACTTCCTTTAACTGGTTGACTGTTGATGGTGTAACTTCTGCTTATACTGCCGATTATGCTTTTGTACAGACTATGGGTGATGCAATTGCAAACTCTGTTCTTACTGCATCTAGTGAGATTGTACCTTTGAATGTTGCTGGTGCAACTACTTCTACCAATCTTATTGATATGTTCTTGATTGTTGCTCTTGATGAAACTAAGGCTATTGCTTTTAGTGATATTCCTAGCAAGCGTATTGTTTTGGAACTTGGTGTTGGTGATGGTTTTAGGACTACACTTCCTACTTTGGAAGAAGCATGTCGCAAAGTTGAGGCTGTAAATACTGGTGAATGGTTGTATATCCAATGGAGAGATAATGCTATGCTTCGTCCATTTACTGCACAAAACTATCCTCTTGGTGGTTATTATATTGAACCTCCTTACTATTTCTCCAAAGAAGCAACTTCGTTGTACACCGTTACAACTATTACTTTCTGGGGTGAAACGGAGAATATGACTACTAGCCAAATGTGGGAAAAGAAAGTTTCTATGCTCTTCCCTGCTACTGCTACCAATGATACTGCTGATGCTGGTACTATTCTTGGAACTGGTTTTACTTATGCTACTACCAACTCTACACTTGTGACTGATTGTGAAACTATCTTGGGTGACTGGATTGAATCCACAAATAACTATAATGGCTATGTTCCCCTTGGTTCTGCTACTTTGGCCTTGTGCTTTGTTTAAATTAACTGACTTAATTATAGCCAGCGAGAGAGTAAAATCTTTCGCTGGCTTTTTTGTTTAAATCTTATGGTACTTACGACAACTTCGGATTGTTTATCTATTTCCGCAACTACACCCACAACAGAATTACTTGATTCTTGGTATGCTGGTACAACTTTAGATGTTGATGTAACTTGGAACCTTAATAATTGTACCGATACAATTGTAAATTTACCAAATAGATACCCATTTACAGGTGTAATTTCCAATTGTACAAAACTTGGAGGTTCAGCTTCACATCAATTTTTGCTCAACATTACTGGTATTACTGTTGCTAATGTTGATACAATTACACTTACAACTAATACAGGTACAGTTTCAGTAACCCAAACAACTACATTATCTTGGACAGTTGTTGTACTTGATGCTGATATTGCTGGTACTGATGCTGTAATTGGATTTACTATTGTTGATATAAATGGTGATGAATATACTGTTACTTATACCATTGAAGCAGGTGCTGTTCCAGCATGTAACAATATTGCAATTAATAATACAGCAAGAACTTATCCTGATTTACCTTGTGGTATTGAATATGCTAGTTCTACTGATACAATGACATTCTTTTATCCTTTCTTCTATGGTGGAGATTGTGATGTAACTGATGTTGCTTTAACTTGTGGTGTGTATAATATTACTATTGGAACTGAACCAGCTTGTATATTTGTATGTTGTGAACTTGCATGTCTAGGAGTTGAGGTATTTACTCTTGAAGACTTGACTGAAAAACTTGATGTTTGGCAAGCAATGATGTTCTTAAATGAATTGAATGCAGCAGGTGACACTTGTACAAATTGCAATCAAATGGTGGAAATTTACTCTTATTTGAGAACACTTGTAAATGTGAATAGCAATGGTAGTAGTGATTGCGGATGTGGATAAAACTTGTTTAAAGTGCAATTATGTAGAATACATGTATGAATGGATATTAAAGAAACTCAATGGTATAGAGTGTGATGAAACTAATAATTGCAGCAAAGCTACGTTTATAAGACGTATATTATTTTTGGAAGAACAAGGGTGCAATATAAATGTACAATTTAATAATGCTATACGTTCTTTTATAACTAAAGAATGTAAGAGTTTTTCTTCACCTTGTAACAATTGCTAAATAATGGCATATACAGGCCCACATTATATACTCGCAAAACCAACATATAACGAAAAGAAAAATAGTCCTACTGATATATTTACAGTTCCTCTTGGACTTGATATAACCAAACATATTCAAACAGTTATAGCTGATACTGTTACAATTCCAACATCAGAATTTCTAACTACAACTGTATCTATAAGTTCCGCTCAACTTTTAAATATTTTAGCCTCGCCCGCAATACTTATTGTCCCTCCCGGTGCTGGTAAAGTAATTGATGTATTATCATGTTCAACTGAATTAGTTGCTGGTACTACACCATATACAGCAGTTGGTGTTACAAGTATAAGTATCATAAGAGGCACACAAGTGTTATTTGAAGATGCTTTGGCCAGTACTTTTACGGGTGGTGCAACAGCAGCATTTACTTGGTTTCATAATCCTGCAATTGTTAACGCAACAGATAATGCTTCTATTCGCTTGCGCGCTTTTGGTGCAAATTTAGCAGGTGGGGATTATGGGTATAAAGTCTATTTGTCGTACCGAATAATTACACTATAATGTACACAGGTAAACATTATGAGTTAAAACCAGAAGCTGTTGAGCAAATAAATGTCATTCAAGATATGATGCTTGCAAGGCAAGGTTTGGCTCTCACAAAACATATAGAAAATGTAGTTGCTAGTGAAGTGAGAAGTGCTTCTATTATAGTTACTTCCGCACAACTGCTTGATTTAGATGCTAACCCCGTTTTATTGCTTCCGCAATTAACTACAAGAAATCAGGCTTATGATATTACATCTGTCTGTTCTTTTATTGATTTTAACACTACACCTTATACTGTAAACAGTACGGTAATAGCTATAAACTCCAATGGTTATATAAATTATGAAGATACTTCTTGTACAGCATTTACTGGAAACCAAGATACTTTTTACAAATGGGGATTTGTATCTGATTTACCTGTTGTATCAGGTGCTGGTGGTGATGTAACACTTGGACTATCAGGTGGAACAGATTTAACAGATGGTGATTCACCAATAATTTTTTACATTCAATACAGAATTTTAACACTTACTTAATTATGGCTTACACAGGAAAACACTACGTTCTACCTAAATCTATCTACGATAACAAGAAGACTACTTATCCTACCACTTCACCTATTGGTGGCCCTATTGTAACAGGAATTGACTTGACACAACATATTATTGATGTGTCACAATCGGAAGCACAAACTTTGATTGATGCAGAAATTTTGTCCACACAAGTTACTGTTACTTCTGCTCAAATTCTTGACTGGAAGAATACACCTGTAACTCTTATTGCTGCTCCGGGTGCAGGTAAAATTATTGATGTATTGTCAGTTATGGCAAAACTTACTTTCAACTCTATTGCTTATACTGTTGTTGGTTTGACTGCACTTGAAATTAATCATGGTTCTGCTGTTCTTTATAGCAATGCTGTTGCTTCAACTATTATTAGTTCTGGTTCTACTAAATATTGGAAATTAGCCCCTGCTCCAGCTGCTGCTGCTGCAACTAATGTAAATGCCAATACTGCAATTACTTCTGCTTGTACTGGTGCTGCTCCTGCTGCTGGTAACTCTACTATTACATTTGACATTCAATATCGTATTCTTACTCTTTAATATATGACATTAGATGTCCTACTCGAAATACTTAAATATCTTGGGATAGCGGCACTAACATTTGGAACAAGTTACATTGGTCAAAAGCTAAAGACGGGGAATGAAAAACTTGAACATTTGCTTTCATCAATAAATAGTTTAAAGACAGATGTTGCAGTAATACAACATGATGTCAATACTATTCTTACTGATGTTGAGAATATGAAGAGGGATAATTCTCAAATTAAAGAGAAGACATTTGATTTGGATAAACGCTTATCTTTAATTGAATCTTGGAAACAACATGCGTACCGTGAAACTGCCTAAATTTACTGCCGAAGAGTTATCTTCCTATAATAGACCTGTTAGAAGTTATATTTGGACATTGATTATACTGATGTCTTGTATCTTACCACCTTTTACAAGTATATCTGATACATTGCTTTATTTGATGTTTGCGGACTTTGGTATAAACAGCATAAACAGGACAATAGAAAAAACAAAGAAACCTAATTCCCCTAAGGGTGATAAATCCGATGCTTAATCTGAACTTGTATTATTTTTGATGAAAATCAAAATAAAATGAACAATTCATTGAACGTACTTTTTCAGATTATACAAGCACAAGGTAAAGAAAATATTGACATTACATGGGATAACCTTGCTAAAACAGTTTCAACTGATTTGACAGGTAATGCTCTACGCAAGAAATATTCCCGTTGGGAGAACAATCAAAAGGCTATTCAAGTAGTACAACCTGTATCACAGGAAGGCACTTGGGTAGCCTTTTTTGATTTACATTGTCCTTTCCATAATCAAAAGCTATTGAATGCTGCTATGAAGATTGTGGAAGATATTAAACCTGTTGGATTAATCCTTGGTGGTGATGTATTGGATATGCACTCTCTTTCTAGCCATGATAAAGGTAAAATTGCTATACAAGGAATCAATCTAGGGTATGAATATGATGAAACAAACAGAGGACTTGACCAAATAGAAGATTATGATTGGACTTATAAAGTATATGTTGAAGGCAATCATGAGGCAAGACATAAAAAATATATGTCTAGTGTTGACAATAATAAACTTGGTTCAGCACTTAAATCACCAGTAGAAGCATTGACACTAAAAGATAGAGGATATGATATTTATGCAAATTATCCTAATGATGAATATCTTCTTGGTGATTTAACTATCTATCATGGAGAAAGTTTTTCAGTCCATGTAGCACATTCTGATTTACAGAAGATGAAAAAATCTATTATGTTTGGTCATACTCATAGACAGCAATCACATTCAGAAAGTGAAATTGATGCTTATAATATTGGAGCAATGGCAGACTTTAATTCACCTGTATTTAATTATGCTGGAAAGATTCAAAAGAAATCTTGGTCTAATGGACTTGCTATTATTACAGTAGTTGAGGGAAAAGCACATGTGGAAATACTTAAATGGAAAAACAACCGTCTAGTTTTTGGTGGTAAAATATATGAATAATGGATTACTTAATCCCAAAGAAACTTAATTCTGGTGAAGATATTATATTGGAAGATTGGCAAGTATCACCTGTTGGAAATAAATCTAAGACTTATTCTTTTTGGAATCTTACAACTATTATAACAACTATTATTAATACTGTTGTAGATTCAACATTTTTAGCTACTTGGTTTGCCAGTTATTTTCCTACTTATTATGCAGCAAATAGAAGTTATTTTCCAACAACTGTTTATAGGACTAATACTGATGTTTCTACATCAACTGCTGCTACTGATGTAATTACCCATACTATTGCTTTAGCTGCTGGAACTGTTGGAGCAACTGATTTGGTTGAAATAACCAACCTAAATTATAAAACAGGAACTGCTGGTGCTATGACAGTTAAATGGTGGTTAAGTACAAGTGCTTCAAGTATTAGCGGTGCTATTCAAGTTGCTCAATTATCTATGACAGCAACTACAAGGAATGGTTCTATGGAAAGACATTTGGTGTTAAAAGCTATAAATAGTCAAAGAATTTATCCTGTTGCAACTTCCGCAAACTCTGATATAACTTCTACTACAACAGCAACAGTATTGGTTGCAGCTGATTTTGCAGTTAATCAATGGTTGCATGTGACTGTAAATATGGCTAATGCTGCTGATGTAGGTA